CTATGGAGAACACCAACGAAGCTATCATCAACGAACTAGGTCGCTCATCACGTAGTTCTCATCAAGAAAACATGGTACCGAAAGGTATGGTTGGTTCATTGATCTGTCTCGACAAGAAAACTAACCAACAAATCACTGTAGGTCCGGGTGAATTATCTCACGAAGAACGTACACACTACTGGCTCAACCAATCAGAACTAGTTGGAAAAACCATCAGCTATAAATACTTTGCTCATGGTATGAAGGACTTACCTCGTTTTCCTACATTCAGCTACATCCGTCCTGACAACGATATTGTATAATTTCTTTAGGGTATGGCACATGCCCGCAACTACTCAGTAGACACCTCCTCGTTTTAACCTGAGTAGCCGAGACAATGTGCAAGCAATAGATGGGTTTATGACTTTTTCCCAGTTAGTCTATATATCCTGATTTACTATCAGGCGAGTTCAGTACCCAGCTATGGGTTAAATAGTACTAACACGCATAACCACTGTACCAATCAACTGGTGTTCACACAAGCAGAGACAGTGGTTATCCTTGTTGGTTAAAACTTGTGTAATTAGATGATGGCGAGTTTGCATAGCAATGTAGTCACACATCGAGGTGCGGAGATACTATACTGTATCAGTTTAAGTTAGATCGTCAACCTTTGTAACCGCCACAAGGACTGCAAAGTACACGCAGTAACCAACAAGGGAAGGTAAAGTGGTTGCAAACACAATACCAAGGCACACTTTGGTAAGGTTATTCTTACCATGCTGAACCCAATAGTTTAGGAAACTAGACGAGTGTAAGCACTTGCAGGATGACGTAACCTGCCGTTCTTTGTCATACGGTACGTAAACATGACATGTATCTTATCTACAATACATAGATTACTATGGTGTCAGCAAGGCAGCAGCAGGGATCGTACCCCTGGACAGACTGGAATGAGAATGGGTCGAGACGGCAGTAATCTCCTTAGCCAGTAGTAGATAAGTACCCCAGCTATGGGTCAAATAGCATCTAATATTATATTGGTTAAGTTATACCTTGGACTTTTAGTTTGAGCAGACAAAATACTAGATAGAATTCTAGAGACGCAGGAGGCGGTGTCCTGCTGGAAAGAGGATAACTTTACCATTATATACGGTGAGTAATCACGCTGGATAACGTAACCAGCACTATTACTACAAACTATTGTTTAGTACTTTGTATTAATATAAAACATAGGATAATCTACATGACAATGCTTGACATTACTCGTACAGAGTTACAACGGTTTGATGCACTCTCACCAAAAATCAACTCCTTTACCCAAAAAATCATGAATGCTATCCCATTTGATACTGTTCCTGACAAAATGAAGGCTGTTATAGCTATCTCTCACATCACTAGTTTTGCAGGACAATTTCGTCGTAATATTCGCCTTATTGATGGTACTTCTGTACCTATCAACGCTATTTCTTTTATCTTCGCAGCATCTGGAGCACATAAAGACAGTGCAAATAATGCAGCAAAGAAATGTTTTGCTAGAGGCTACGATAAGATCAATGAGCATCTGAAGATTGAAACTATTAAACAAGCTATTGCTACAGCTACAGCAAAAGGTGAAGATGATCCTGAATTACCAGAAGTCTACCGTGAGTATCTTCATCCTATTCCTCCATTATTCATGTCTATTAGTACTGCTCCAGGTCTAATACAGCATATCAATGATATTGGTGTATTACCTATGGGTGCTTCTAGTATCTATACAGGTGAGTTTTCTGATGAGTTAGCTCACAATCAAAATATGCTAGATTGCATCAAAGTAATCAGTGAAACATTCGATTTAGGTATTAAGGAAGCTACATATACTAAAGGTGTAGAATTTCGTAATGCAGAGATCAATGGTCAATCAGTATCTGCTCTCTTCATCGGCTCACCAGGTCATGTTCTATATGATGAATCTACTAAGAAGAAATTCCATGTAGCTTTCATGTCTAAACTAGCACGTCGTTCTTGGTTCTGTTATGCAGCAGAAAAACTAGATGAGCCAGATTTTACTAATGAACCAAACCCTATTGAAGCTTTGTATAGCTATCGTGCAAAGATAGATTTAGCTGGTATGAGAGCACGTGAAGCTATAGCATCTGTAGTAGATGAAGTAACTGATTATGGTATTTCTACATTAAACCAAGATATAGAAATTAGTGAAGAAACTTATAGATTATTTGAAGTTTATCGTAGATATAATAATGATCTAGTTAATTCATTACCAAATCAAGATACTACATATAGTCTTATCCGTCGTCATCTACAATGGAAAGCACTCAAGCTAGCTGGCGCATATGCTTTCTTTAGTCTATCTGATACAGTTGAAGTTCATCACTATATTGATGCAATTCGATTCTGTGAACTATTAGATCATGATATGACATTGTTCGAGCAAGACATTAACAAGCTTCCACATGAGCGTTTTTCAGACTATGTACGTTCTCTACCAATGGTAGATAATAAAGTTTCTGTTAGTGCTCATGAGATTAAGAAATTAGGTCTTGTATCTAACATCACACGTCCAAAGCTGCAAGAACTAGTTACTCTTTGTGCAGGTTATGACAGTCATGGTATTTATACGATCACAGATGATGGCGGTACTATCCAATATGAACCTGTTATCAAGACAGACATCATTGGTGTATCATTCAAACCAATAGATTGTACACAACTAAATCAAGCTATTGAACAAGGGGATAAAACAGCAGTATCTCGTGCTAAACAACGTATTGCAGCAACTACAGCTTACGGGTTTGAAGTAGCAGATACTAGTTTTGCAGACTTAAGGATTATGCTAGAAAAAGACTATGCATATTCACCTTTCCGTTTCCGTAATGGTGTTCGTGGTAGAGATAGTATTCTTGGTGGTACTAAGTGGTTAGTATTAGATGTAGATACTTCTGTTGTAACTGCATCAGAAGCTCATTTCATGTTGTCAGATATTAACCATTATGTAGCTTTATCTAGTGATCCAAACAATGAGTACAAGTATCGTGTTTTAATCGAACTAGATTCTGTAGTTACATTATCTGCCATCGCATGGAAGCACTTCTATCTAGCAATTGCAGAAGACTTAGGATTGCGTGTAGATCCTCTACCACAGTCTCAAATCTTCTTCTCATATGCAGGTCGTCCTGTAATGAGTAATCTTGATGCAGAACCTTTAGTAACTCGTGATTATGTCATGGCAGCTACTGAGAAAGCATCATCGAAGGAAGTAACTGAGAAATCATTCTCACCTACTCAACGTAAAGCACTTCTTGCAGATTCCTTAGAGACCTTCAACTATTTATTTGAATGTCCTCAGGGTGTCGGCTCTCGCAGTATGATCAGAGCAGCTTATCATGCACGGGATCTAGGAGCTAGCCTAGAATATACACTAGATTTAATTAAATCAGCTAATGATTATTGGGTATCTCCTATGGATCAGAGTAGATTAGATAAAATTCTAGATCAAGTAACCAGAATGTTTAACAATTAAGGATAATTATGACACATGACTATTTTACCTATGACAATGGAGTAGGTATTGTCCCAGAAGGAAGCTTCCGTATTAGTGCTTCACAAATCTCTAAGTTCTTAGATACCACTACTGATTGGTGTCGTGAACATTTGATGGGTGAAGCAGGTTTTACTGGCTCTACTTCAACCTACCTCGGTACAGTAATCCACTCATCTGCGGAAATGTATGCTAAAGAACGTATTGTACATCGTGATTTGATTGAGTCTTTCATCGATTCAATTACTGATCCTGAAGTAGATAAATCATATATCCGTTCTCAGTATCCTGCTATGGTAGAAACTCTTATCAATGGTTATCTAGCACACAATATACCAGATGAAACTGAGTTATTCCTATATAAGGAAATTCTACCTGGTATTGGGGTAGGTGGTAGTCTTGATTCTATCAAGTATGGCAGCAGACCTATCAATAAACTAGGGTCTGGTAATCGCATTGTAGATTATAAAACTACTAGCAACAAAACAGCTATTACCAAATTCTCTAGACCGTATTGGTTCCAACAGGGTGTATACGTATGGTTATGCAAACAACACGGTATTCGTATTGACTATGTTGACCTAGTTTATGTAACTACACAGGATGTCAATCGAATCTCCGAAGTTACTGGTAAACCTATGAAAGATTATCCATCAGTTACTTATACGGTAACACAAGAAGTAACTACTGAATGGTTGGATATCATTGAATCTACCATCATGATGATTGCCCATTCTGTAGATATGTGGAATAAGCAACCAGACTTACGTTGGCTCATTGCTAAGGATTGGAGATTGCATCCATCTACTAAACCAGAAACCAAACTCTTTCTAAACTAGGAGCACCTATGGAATTACTACTAACAAATGCTTCTGATAAGCAGCATTATGCATATTTCTTATCTGAAAACAATATTAGTCTCTCTGTACCACATTATTTGGTTATACCTTTCGTTAACTACTTACAGAAACAGCATAGCCTATTAGATAATGTATCTACTGAAGTTATTGTAGAACCTGAAACTACAGAATCTTTATCTACTTTTCGTACTAGATGGAGTAAATCTGATGTAACTAAGCTATCCTCTTTACTAGCTCAAGGTTTGTCTTTATCACAAATCGCTTATACATTAGGTCGTACTGAGAATAGTATTCGTAAATATGCACGTACTCATTTCAACTTTGTTTATCGTAAAGGTAAATGGGTAGACTTAACCTATCCAGGAAGTTCTACTACGTGATCATTAGCTAAATACTACTAAACAATCAATAGGAGATATAAATGGCAGTTAAATTGCTCATTTCTGGGTTAGCTAACTCAGGAAAAACCTCATTAACAAAGGACTTAAAGGATGTATTAGTCATCTCTCATGATGGTAAGAATTATCCATATAGAACACCTCACGTCTTAGTTACAGATTTCGATACTACAGCAGAATTGATTGAACTCATCACAGAAAAAATGGGTGTATACAAGGAACGCTTTGGTAAATATCCTAGTACTGTAGTATTTGATTCTGTATCAAAGATTTTCGATACTTTGAACGACTCCTGTAATAATCGATTCACAGGATATAAAATCTATTCTGAGTTAAACTCTGAGATAAATACTTTAACCTACTTTATTCAAAACTCATTAGTAGCTAGTAATATCAATGTAGTTATTATCTCTCATGCTACTTATGATGGTGAAGAAGCTAAGTATAATCTTGTAGGTAAGGGCGACTTCCAAAAACGTGGAGGATTCTTAGCTGATGTAGATCAAGCTATCTTCATTGAAACTAAATCTAATAAGCGTATTCTTCATTTCCGTTCAACCAAATTCCCTGCACGTACTCTATTAGAATCTGATCCAGAAAGTATGCCTGTGGAAGACTTTAATCTTACTGACTATCTATCAGTATTAAACCAAAACCATTCTTCAGTAGAAGAATTTTCTCTATAACTTTTATTAACTAACCTATAAGGACTCTTATTATGGCTTTTAAAATCTCTACTAAATCTGACGCTATTGCAGAATCATCTGGATTTGTATCAACTTCAGGTATTTATGATGCAGTTATCAACTTTGCATCTGTAGACATATCTAAAAATGGTGCTACATCTGTTAACTTCAACCTAAATATCAACGGTAATGACCAAACAATCTACGGTCCTTATGTCACTGATAAAAATGGTAAAGACTTGGAAATCGGTATGAAACTGATCAACAAGTTAGGCGTTATCGCTGGTTTAACTGACGGTGACGAATTGGAAATCGAAGAAGAAGAACATGCAGTAGGTAAAGATAAGACTGTCAAAGAATTTGCTGTTATTCAGCAATTTACTGATCTACCTATCAAAATTCGTTTGCAAGAAGAGTACTCTATTAACCCAACTACAAACGAAATCCAACAACGTATGGTCATCAAATCATTCTTCCGTGGTTCAGATGGTGCATCTGCAGAAGAAGTTGTATCTGGCGAAGACATCGGTAAACGCTTATCTATCGAACAAGAAAAGTATGCTACCAACGTAACTTACAAAGACGACTTAACTCCAGAAGCAGTAGAAACTTGGAAGAAAGCAGGTCGTGGCAAAACTAAAGCAGCTGCGCCAGCACCAAAAGTTAAAGCTAAATCAGCTGCATCTAGCGTCTTTAAATAACCAACATAACCTACAGCAGACTTATCTGTTGTAGGTTTACCTAACTTAACTAGG